TTAGCTCCTACAAACATTCTTAATGCTTAATAAGTAATCGCTACTTAGGTGAAAGGAGGGGACAATAGTCCCCTTTTTTTATTACCTTTGCATTATGACTAAATATATAAGCGTTACACTTCAAAATGGTGAGAAGTCCCTAATACTAGCAAACAATGTTATTAATGTAACTAGAACAGCTTTGAATCAAGTTACCATACATTATATAAATTCTTTATCTAGTAATTCTCATAGTGCTATTAATTTAACTTTATCTTCTTCTGTAGATGTAAATGATTATAGTGTTGTAACTGTAATATCAGGAATGATTTCAAGAAGTATAGATAACGACACATCTACTTATGAAGCCCCATTATATCTTAAAGGAATTGTAGATGCTAACAATAATAAAATTAGAATACTAAGTGTGCGTGTAACTTAAATCTAACCTCCATTCTTTTTTTTATTATCTTTGCTGTATGGCTAATATGATAGATGAAGTATATAGTACAGTACTGTCTGTATTAAATAAAAATAATTATGGATATTTAACTCCTTCAGATTATAATTTATTTGCTGCTCAAGCTCAATTAGATATATTTGAAGATTTTTTTTATGAGTATAATAATCAATTAAATAAAGAAAACGCTAGACTATCAGGTACAGGATATGCTGATATAAAAAAGGGAATAGAAGAAGATATAGCTATCTTTTCTAAAATGGCTGTTTTAGACCAACCTACAGCATCTTTAGATACAGCTAATATTTATAATTTACCTTCTGATTATTATTTTATAAATAAGATTTATTTTTATCCAAAAGTATTATTTAGCGGAACTACAAGTGGTCAACAGGGATATAAGTTAATAGATGCTACACAAGGTTTTACCGCATCATCTGTTAGTCCTAGTCCACCTATAGGAAGCGTAGTTGTTAACACAAGTCCTGCGGGAGCACCTGCTGCACCTATGTTAGTGGCTTATGTAACTGCGGTAGACAGTGCAACAACATTAAGTTTGAGTGAAGATATTATGGCGAATGCACAAAACTATAAAATATATGATGCCACTAATATTACACAAGTAGAGAAAGTAGAGCAAAATAAAATATTTAACTTAACAAGTTCTAATTTAACTGCACCTACAAAACAATTTCCTGCTTATGTGTTATCAGGTAATCAGGCTACTGCATACCCATCTACTATAAATAAAAAAGGTGATTTGGTTTGTCAATATATTCGATACCCCAAAACACCTAAGTGGACATATTTAGAAGTTAATGACACTGCTTTATTTAATGCGGCAGCAGCCGACTATCAGGACTTTGAAGTTCCTGAAGACAGTAAAGTAGATTTAACTTTAAAGATTTTACAATATGCAGGAATGTCAATAAGAGAATTAGAAATATATAAATTTGGAGCAAGTGAAGAAGCTCTTGATGAACAAAAAGAAAAATAATGGGGTACTTATCACAATATCAATATTATGAAAATGGAGGTGTAAATCCTACTAATGAGAATTGGGGTTCATATCAATATGTTAAATTACAAGACATAGTTAATAATTTCATGTTAATATACAATGATAATCACTCTTTAATTAATAATGAAGAAAGATATAAAATTTTATTTCATGCTAAAAGAGCAATTCAAGAGTTAAACTATGATGCTTTTAAGGAAATAAAAGTTTTACAAATGCCTGTTGATTCTCAGTTAAGATTTATATTGCCTTCAGACTTTGTAAATTGGGTTAGGGTTTCTTTATATAAAGATGGTGTGCTAAGACCTCTTACAGAAAATATTCAAGTAAATAGTGCTATATCTTATTTACAAGATAATAATGAAAACATTTTATTTGATGAATACGGTAATGCGTTAAGTCCTGAGTTTTCAGAATTAGATATACAAAGAATTACAGGTGGTAAAAAAAGTATTTATTTAAATAAACTAAATCCATTATTTGATGGCTTTGAAGGTTATTGTTATCATGGGTCATGGTATTTTGATTACATGGTAGGTTCAAGATTTGGTTTAAATACTGAAACAGCAAATGCTAATCCTACTTTTAGAATCGATAAAAAAGCAGGAGTTATTAATTTTGATTCTACAATGGAAAATGAGCAATGTGTTTTAGAATATATTTCTGATGGCATGGAAGGAGGTAATGATGCATCTGTTTCTGTAAATAAATTATTTGAAGAGTTTGTTTACTCTTATATTAAATATGCAGTACTATCATCAAAGTTAGGCGTTCAAGAATATATAGTAGCACGAGCAAAAAAAGAAAAATCAGCATTACTTAGAAATGCTAAAATAAGAATTAGTAACATACATCCGGGTAGACTGCTCATGAATCTACGTGGAAGAGATAAGTGGATAAAGTAAAATGACTAAGATACA